TCTTTATTTTCTACATAAGTATACATTTCACTAATATCAGACATAGTGTAAATAACTCCCTATAATATATTTTGGTTTATCTATTGGTTTTCTTCCAGCATGTAAATGTGTCCATGTTGGTGGAAACATAACCATCCTACCAGAAACAGGTTGTACCGAAACATCGTATTGTGGAAAGTCTGTATGCCCACCTTTATTATAATCAAGATATAAAAAGAATACTAGAAACCTTTTTGCACTATCCTTATTCCCAATATCAACGTGGTCATCAAACTCATCAATGTCATTTGGTAAGTATCGTTTCATACGAAACTGCTCAAATGCAAATTGTTCTGGGAACATCTTATCAGTAATATTACAGTCTTTCATATACCTTTCGATATACATGAAGAACCTTTCACTTAACTTATCAGCAAAAGGTTTCCATTCTTGGTGATGTTGTAATGTCACCTGTTTGAAAGAACGATGTCCCTTCAATACAATTTCCTCATGTTGATGCTCTGATTCTTCAAACATTGCAATCAACTGTTGAGAAAATTCTGGGGTAATTACATCATTATATATTTGGATGAAATTATGTTGCATCAGTCTCTACGGCAACTTCTTCATCATCAACAATTACATCTTCCAATCGTGTTCCGTATTTAAACTCTTTACCAGCAACTACATCCAACTGTGCCATTATATCATCTGTAAAAAACTTCTCTGGTTGATTGTTGATTGTCTTACCAAATGTTTTTGTACCATCTGGAAGTTCAATACGAGTGGATACTGATTTGAAGATATCATACTTCAATGCAAGTTCAAGCAATCCATAGTATCTATCAAGTCCACGTTCATACATTAGTCGTACATCAACCATCTTGTTTTCAACAGTTAAACGTGACTTTGCATTCTTACAGTGAATAATACTACCAACAACTTGTGTACCATCTTTTTCTTTCTTCTTAGAAAGATAGACGATAGATGATGCTGCATATTTCAATCCAGAACCGCCACCCATTTCTTTGGTAGGGAACATAGAACCAACTACATCATATGTATGGTTAGTAATTACCATTGGTACTTTTGCTTTACCAAGTTTCAAAGTCAACACTCTAAATGCAGCTTTAAGAACTTGAGCACGAGTCATATCTCTTGTCTCTTTACCTTCGGCAGTATCTTCTACTTCTTTAGTTGTAGATAACATTCCAAGAGAATCCAAACACAATAACATTGGTTTTCTATCTGCTTCATTCTGTTGCAGATATGCATCCAATACTTTTAATGATTGTGTACGAAATTCTTGTACAGTTGTTACAGGTAGAATAACCATACGATTAGGGTCAATACCCCTATCAACTACCATGTTCTTTGTAATTGCAGATTCAGACTCAAAATACAACACACCAGCATCTGGGTTTGCATCAAGGAATGACTTAACCATGCCCATTACAAAGAATGTTTTACCTGTTGCAGATTCGCCCGCAACAGCAGTAATTTTATTTGCGGCAAGTCCACCGTAAATTGAACCACTCAGTAATGCATTAAAAATGTAAGAGCCAGTGTCGATAAAAGAATCACAATCTCCAGCCTCCACACCTTCAGATACAAGTGCTGCGTATTCGTTGCCCGCAGTCTTAGCAATGTCTTTTAGAAAGTCCATACTTTATACATCTCCTTCATTTCGATTGTTAGAACGAAAAGAATCAAATCCGTCTGGATAACGTGATTCTAACTTTTCGATATTCATATAGATAACATCTTCCAATGAGCACTCTAGAGCAATACATGCTTGTGTAATGTACCACATCACATCACCTAATTCACGTTTCATGTGATAGATGGTATGTTCATCTACAGGTTTACCTTGAAAAATAATCTTCTTAATAATCTCTGCAAATTCACCCCCTTCAGCAGTGATACCAAGTGCGGCAGTAAGTAACCGTTCTGGAGGTAAACCAGATGTTTCATCAATTATATCTAGTGCGTCTTGAAATGCCTGAGGGTCTTTCGACTCATCAGAAGTCACTTCATCCACAAATCGAGTATAGTCGAGTAGTAGTCGTTCATCAGTCATATCTATATCCTTTGCTTCCATTTTGTTTATTATAACCCAACCATCTTCTAAAGTCAAGAGATTATTGAACCTTTATTTGCAGTTATTAATCCACTTGTAGTTTGTTGCCATCCATTGGCAATCTCATCTACAGATTCAACGTAATACATTATATGTTTTTTGTTGAATGTAAAATCTCCTTCTGGGGGTTTACCTGTTCCACAAATTGATGGGATAAGTCCAACTCCTTGTTGAGACATTTGTGCCATTTGAGGTTTGTACACCACAAGTTCATCACTTGTTTCCGAAACATATCGTCCAACAAGTTCCATTCCGTTTGTGAATAAGATGCTAATTACTTTGTTTCTGTTCATATTAAGTTTCCTTTGATTTCATTTTTTAACTCACGGATTGAATCCCATGTGTCGGTTTGTCTTATTTCCAGTTCACCCATGAGCAAGAAATTAGTTTGTAAATTATTAATAAGAGAGCGTCTGGTTTGCAACCATTTTTCTGATTGCTCATCTCCCCTAATAGTATGTCTTTCACTTTCTACTTCTGGTGATACCTTTAATATATAAACCTTTGCATCATGTTCTGATAACAACCATTCAATATCTTTAGCACGACAAAATCTGTCACCCTCAAGTATAATGTGTTTATGTTTGGAGGATTCTTGTTCGATGAAATCTCTAAATTTAGAGATAGCACCATAACTAATCTTGTCAGTTCCCCCAAAAGTTTCCCCAACTGGATATCGTCCAACCACAAGAGTATCCCCATGCTTTTGGCAGGGGAATAGTTTCATGGGTTCAACATCTTCATGCGAACCCATTTCTTGAATTAGACTTCTCATTAATGTGGATTTACCAGAGCATGGTATTCCACCTATCATTATAATCATTCTTTTATGACTGCTCCGTAGTAGTTTCTAGTAAACTCTTTTTTTGAATTGGATTGATTTCTCTATATTGAATATCATATCCTTTGTGTCCACCTTCTTTAAGAAAGGCGTTCATGTCACTCAGTTTCTTTTCAAACTCAACTTTGTTTGCAGCAAAAGAATTCCAATGCTCAATACCAGTGTGATAATATAGAACAAATAAGTTAGTCTTACCTCTGATAGATTTAGAAGATAATGACTTAGACCAATCATTAAAGAACCCTCTCATCATTCCACTAGAAACAATAATGCAGTGTGTAGTCTTATCCTTATACTCATTGTTTGCTTCTTCTAATGCATATTCCTTAGTACACTTAACAAACTTTTCGTTAGGGCCTAAACCTGTTGGTTTGAGAATTTGTTTCTTAATCTTACCTTTAAGAGATTTAATCTCTTGACTAGTAAATCCATGTCTCTCCAACTTAATTCTTACAACTGGGTCGTCTTGGTTCTTATTATTATCTTCACAATACTTCACCAATGTATTTACAATTGTAGTTGTGTCTTGTTCTTTAGGCTTAAAGTCCAATTGTCCATTATCTAATTGGCCAATCTCTTCTAATTCTGTTTCAGATAATTTCGTCCAAACCTTCTTAGGTATCATAATAACAGGCAGTGTTATCTTTGACTCTGAACCAAAGTACATTTTCCCTGCCGCACAAGTATGATTTTTGCCCAATCGTCTAGGTTTCCCCTTACCATCAAAATCTTCTAAAGCAATAAGAGGTTTCTCTGATAATTTTGTAGACCAGTAATTTGGGTTGTCAGTTATCTTACCTACCAACCATTTTACATGCTTACCATCAACACCATCTTCTTCTCTAACTTGGTATGTTTGCCAATCAAGTATCTCAGATAATTCAGTATTAACTACATCATAGATTCGACTTTCTAACGCCTCTAGACAACTAATGAATATTTTTGATTCTTCTTTGAAAGCACCAGAGTTAGATTCATTGTAGTATTCATTACTTAGTTTTGCATCATTATTGTGCAAATAGTCTTGTTCATACTTTCGACATTCTGCTTCAGTTCCAGTGAATAAAACTTGATACTCAGATTCGTATATTGCCAAATCTTTCTTATAAGCTGAACGGTGAGTCACTACTGTTCCGTGATAAGTTCCATCGGGATACCCGATTTTACTTCCCATGTATTTGTTTCTACCCTTCTTATTAATTTTTACAAGATAGCAATGATACTCGCACTCTGTCTCTAAAACAGTATCACATTTCCAATCAATATTCACTTCACATTCTCCATAATTAAATTAATCTCAATCTTCTAGCATAGTATACCTGTTTTAATAACAAATGTCAAGGCTTATTCGCCAAGAAAGTCATTTAAATTTCCAGATGTTTTTGCAGCATACTTACCAATTAACTTCTCTTGTTTA